TCCGGGAATTCCGGAGTGAACGGGATCGACCAAGGAAAACATCGCGGGTTCGAGTCCCGCCGCCGATACCAACCGGCATCCGTCTGGCGTCCGTCCTGGAAACATTCGAAAAGTTCTATAGACACACACCCCCGTCGTCCCCATTCTCCAGACTGACGTTGTCGTTTTCCTTCTGCCCCGAACGCGGGCGGAGCCGATGCTGACCAGCAGTGGGAAAACTTAAGCTTCGTAGCAAGCCCCGATGCGGCTGAGCTAGCGACTTTTTGGCTAGCTCATTTTTTTTTGCCTTTCGGATTTCAGGAGCGTCTGATGCCCACTCTTCTCGAGCTGCAAACAAAACGGAACACCCTGGTGACCCAGGGCCGCGCGATTCACGACCTCGCCACAAAAGAAAAGCGCGAGATGACGGCCGAAGAAATCACGAACTTCGATAAGTACATGGCCGACTCGGACGCGGTCAAAACCGAAATCGACGGCATCGCGAAAGCCGAAGCGCGCACCAAGCGCCTGGCGGACGCCACCGCGGACCTCTCAGCCAGCGCGGGACGCCAAACCGAGAACCCGAACCCGGATCCGGACGCGGCCGAAACCGGCGTTTTCAAATTCCCGAAGCGCAATTCGCGCGGCGTGCTGGGCCACATGTCGACGCGCCAGATCAAGATCGCAAGCGGCACAAACCGCTTTGCGAAGATGAACACCCCGGAAGTGCGAACGAAGTTCGCGGCCTGGATGCAGGACGGCTCGAACGACAGTGAGCTCCGCAACCTGCAGATGGACCTCGACACGTCCGGCGGTTTCCTTGTGACTCCGCAGCAGTTCGCAGCCGAACTGATCGCGATTGTCGACGACACGGTGTTTATCCGCCAGCTCGCCACGGTCATGACTCTTGTGACGGCGGCAACCCTCGGCGTGCCCACTCGCGACGTTGACATCGCCGATTCCGATTGGACTTCGGAACTGAATACCGGGAACGAGGACACCGTCCTCGCTTTCGGAAAGCGCGAGCTGCAGCCTCACCCGCTCGCCAAGCGGATCCGCGTCAGCAACAAACTTCTGCGCGCAGGCGCCCTCGATGTCGAATCGATCGTCAAAGACCGTCTCGCCTACAAGTTCGCCATCACCCAGGAGAAAGCTTTCCTCCTCGGCAGCGGCGCACAGCAGCCTCTGGGCGTCATGGTTCCGACGACCAACGGCGCCGGGATCTCAACGGCTCGCGACGTCCAGTCAACCACGGCCGGCTCGCTCACCGCCGACGGCCTGATCAACGCCAAGTATTTTTTGAAGCCCAACTATTGGGCGAACGCGCGCTGGATCTTCCATCGCTTCATCATTCAGAAGATCCGCCAGCTGAAGGATTCGAACGGGCAGTACCTCTGGACTCCTGGCGGCATCGGCCAGGCCTCTCTGACCGTCGGCGCGCCGGACACGATTGTCCAGCTGCCCTACCTCGTTTCGGAGTACATGCCGAACACCGTCACCTCCGGCCTCTATGTCGGCATCCTCGGCGACTTTTCTTTCTACTGGATCGTGGACGCGCTCTCGATGCAGCTGCAGCGCCTCGTCGAACTCTATGCCGTGTCGAACCAGACCGGCTACATTGCGCGCGCCGAACTCGATGGCGCCCCGGTTCTCGAAGAGCCTTTCGTCCGCTGCGTCATTCAGTAAAGCCGCAGATTCTATTTGAGTGGAAATTTTCTTTAGAGGAGCTGTCAGATGCCAAACCTTTCGAAAAATATCAACGTCGTGCGCGTCGTGAACGCGCAGGCCGCCGGGCTGACGGCCTTCACCGGCACGCACGTCGACATGCAGGGCTATGACTCCGTTATCTTCATTGCCGGCCTTGGCGCCTTGACGGCCACGCAGGTCACGAGCCTCCAGGCGCAGAACGGCTCGCTCGTAAACGACACGGACCAGGCCAACATCACGAACGCCATCACGGCAGCGATGGCCGACGGCGATTCGAACAAACTCCTGATTCTCGAAGTTTTCCGTCCGCTGCTTCGCTACGTCCGCCCGGTCATCAACCGCGCCACGGCAAACGCGGTGATCGATTTCTGCATCGCCATTCAGTTCAGCGGCGACAAGCTTCCTCCGACGCTCGACGCGTCGGTCAGCAAGTACCTCGCAACGATCGGCGTGTAACTTAAAGCGCGACAACTTAAGTTTCCGTTTGAGAAGGAGCTTTCAGCATGTTCGTAAAAATGATTTCAACGGCCGCAGGGCCGAGACTTCCGGAACCACTCCAGGCCGGAAAAACCTACGAGGTCGACGACGTGTTCGGTCAACAGCTCGTCGACAACCGGGACGCCGCGGAAGTGGAGAACCCCAGCCCGCACCGCAAGCCGGCCGACCGGGATTCCGCGATCGAGGAAGGCACAAGCGAGACAGCTGCACTGCCCGGCGCCGCGCCGAAGTCTCCGTCGCTGATGGACAGACTGAAATCGAAAAGCGCGAAAGTCGTCGACGTTCCCGCGAACGACGCGCCGACAAAAAAGTAATCATGAGAGGGGAGCCGGATGTCAGCATCGCTAGTTGTCGTCACGGCTCCAGCCTCTGATCCCGTCATTCTCGCCGATGCCAAACTTCATTTGCGCATCACCGACACGGACAGCGACGCCTACATCACCGGCCTGATCACCGTCGCGACGCAACACCTCCAGAAAATTCAAAACCGCGCTTTCATCACGCAGACGCTGCGCATGCAGCTCGACAGTTTTCCGGACATGCCCAACGCGACGCTGAAATTTTTCACGCCGACCTACTCCGTCGAGAGCTACCTGGCGCGCGCGATCTCCCTGATGAGCGGGCCGATCCGCCTCCTGCGGCCGCCATGCCAGTCGGTGACTTCGATCAAGTACCTCGATCCAAACGGCGCGCTGCAAACGCTCGCGCAGAACCCGGCTCCAGGCCTCCCCGGCTACATCGTGGACACGGACAGCGAGCCCGCGCGGATCCAGCCGGCAAACAATTTGCCCTGGCCAGTGACGCTCGCGCAGCAATCGGCCGTGCAGGTTCTCTACGTCGCCGGATACGGAGCGTCGGGCACGAACTGTCCTGTGACGGTCTTGCACGAGATCAAGCTGCTGCTTGCGCAGCTCTTTGAAAACCGCGAACCCATCTCAGAAAAAATGAGCTTCCCGGTGCCGGGCCTGGACGCTTTGAATTGGGCCGATCGAGTTTATGAGATTCCTTGAAGCGCAAGGAAAAGAGTTCCAGCCAGCAACTACCCTGCGTCACCCAAGGGGCTGGCTGGGCGGCGGCTCAAACCGTGCTGCGCGCGGTTTGTGGCCGCCTGAAATGCAACGTTTGTATGAAAGCGATCCTGTTTCAGGATCGCCAGTGTTTATGCGTATTGCTGTCCTGCCCGGGCAGCTCCAGGAGCTCCGAGGCCTCGGCCGCGGCCGAGCAGCTTCTCAACAAACGTTTCTGGTGAGGTCCTGATGGGCATGCGCGCGGGAAAAATGCGACACCTGCTCACCGTGCAGGCACAGACGGGCGCGACAGACACCGCCGGAGAAGAGACCTTCACCTGGTCGACTGTGGCTGTGACCTGGGGCTGGATCGAGCCCTACATCGGAAGCGCGCGCGCCGGCCGCGAGGAATTTTCCGGCGATCAGCTGATCGGCCTCGACTACACCCGGATCCATCTTCGGTGGGATTCGCGGCTCGCGCTGCTGAAACCGAAGGACCAGATCCTGTACGGCATCCGGCTTTTCGACATTCAGGCGGTGAACAACCGCGATGAAAGAAATTTCGAACTCGAACTGATTTGCAAGGAGCGCCAGTAAATGCCAGGCCTCGCGGATCTCGGCGGATCGTTTTCCCAGCTTCTGGGAAACATGGGCGTCGACCAGAACGTGCAGCGGCTGCTCGCAGGCTCAACGAGCGGCGGCGGCGTCTCGGTCACCGTGAAGGTCCAAGGCCTCGCCGAGCTCGAGGCCGCGCTCGAGCAGCTTCCTGAAAAGGTGGCGAAGGGCTGCATGGTCGACGCCATGACGCAAGCGACCCAGGCCTTCCTCGATCGCGCGAAGGAGCTCGCGCCTTACGACCAGGCAAAAAAAGAAGGCATGCACCTCGTCGACGGAATCAAAAAAGAAATTCGCACTGGATCGAAAAGCGTGGCCGGCTCCTGGGTGCACGGCAAAGTCGCACTCGACCCCGAAGTTTTCTACGGCCGGTACATCGAGTTTGGCTGGACGACTCCAGAGGGAACGGCGGTGCCGGCGCACCCATTCATGCGCCCGGCTTTTGACGGCACAAAGTACCGCGCGCTCGCCATCATCTCGCAGAAGCTCGAAGCAGGAATCCAGGCGGCCGCCGGGGAGCTGCGCCGATGACGACGATCGCGGTCGAAGATTTCACAACGTATCTCAAAGCGAACGCGGGCCTCGTCGCAATCGTGGGGACGCGCGTCTACCCGCAGAACCTGCCACAGAAAGCCACTCTGCCTGCGGTTGTGTACAAGCAGATTTCCGGAATTCGGCCGCAGTCGATGGAGGGCGCGGACGGTTTGAACAATGGCCGGTACGAGTTCGAATGCAACGCGCTCGATTACCTGACCGTGAAGCGGCTGAGCCAGGCGGTGCGCCAGGCGCTCTCTGACTTCTCGGGGGTTACCGGGTCGACGGCCGTTTTCAACGCGTCGCTGCTGGCCGAGCGCGACTCGTTCGACTCGATCACGCTCACTTTCCGCTGCTCCCTGGATTTTCAAATCTGGCATAGCGAGGCTCCGAGTCT